TTCTTAGTGAATCAATCGTCACCGAAAAAGGTCTTGATGTGTTAAGAAATAAAAACAACTATGGTGGTCAGGTATACAACGAAGCTGATCCGCTTGGGTTAAAGTTTGCTAAAGGTTTTTCTCACATAGCTGAAGGCTTAACGCCTGGAGCTTTGCCGTTTAACATTAAAGGTGACATTTCAAGTCCAATCAACTTAAACGTAGAAGTTAAAGACTTTCCTAGAGCAGTAGGTCAAATGCTTGGCGCTAGTGAAGAGGCTGGTGTTAACAGGAAAGGACAAAGACTTGATGCTGCGGGTGAAATTGTAGAAGCATTAAGCGGTGTAAAAACAATCAAGCCTGATTTAGAAAGAACCTTAGAATACAGAGGTTACGAAGCTGCTCGACAAGTTAGAGAAGCATCCCGCATCTTTAACCAAATCGCTAAGTCAAGAGGTAATGCAGACGCAGAGTCAATGACTAAAGCGTATATCGCCGCAAACGAGCAAAGGTTTAAAGCATTGCGTGACTTAAGTGTTGCTATTGATGATGCGAAAAAACTTGGTCTTGATAAATACGCTATATATAAATCATTAAAGAAAGCTAAGACGCCTCATATTAAAGACCTTCTCTCTAAGCGTTTTGTGCCATTCTTTCCAAGCTCTGAGGTTATTATTGAAGCCAGAAGAAGCGCGGACAATAAGCTTTCTAATCCAATCGATATGAGCGATATACAAGAACAGTACAGAGATTTTGCCCAAAGGCGATACACTCCAAAAGCTATTGAAGAACAAAGAGCGCAGCAAGCGCCACCTAGTATCATGCCACCACCTACGCCAGGTGCTGTGCCTCCACCAAGTCCGCCACCTAGCCAGTCTTTGTTTGACCGTGGCATAGATGCACTGAGAGATATAGAATTAGACAAACTGTTAGGTTCCTAATCTCTTGCTACCACAACGCAAAAAGAAAACCGGAAAGTACTTTGCCCAGAAGGTTGAGTACGATGGTGTTAAGTTTGATTCAAAGCTTGAAGCTGCTCGATACAAGATCCTCAAAGCAAGAGAGGAGGATGGTGAGATTGAGAACGTTGAGGTTCAGGTTCCTTATGAATGCGTGGTAGAAGGCAAGAAGATCTGCAAGTACATCGCAGACTTTAGATACTGGTGCAAAGATCAGTATGTGGTAGAGGACACCAAGGGTGTGCTCACTCAAGTGTTCTCGCTAAAGAAGAAACTTGTCGAAGCTTTACACCCTGGCGTCATCATCCAAATCATCAAGGATCCGAGAGAGTGGCCACCTAGAACGGTACTTGATCCTCATCCATCACATGCACATTTACGAACTCAGCATCAAACGTGTTCCGAATGTTCTGAGCAGAGCCCATCATCAGATCAGGATCAAAGTTGGTCTTAGATAGTTCTCGCAACTCAGGACTACTAAATGACTGTTTGTCAAGTCCTTTAGATACCGCATTAAAGAACACAACTATTCCAGATCGATAGGCGATCTTGTCGTCAGTGCTGTCCTCTGGGATATGCTCAGCAGGAACCAGCGCAGGCATCCATAGGTGCTCGCTACAGCCATCTTTCTGCTCTTCAATGGTAAGACTCTTGCTGAATCTATCGCACCACCAGACGGCTCCATTTGAGTCTGTGATGGGCTTTGACTTGATGCAGTTTCTACAGTTCACAGATGAGGGCAAGCGCCGTCCAAGATAAACCTCACGATACACATGCGATTCATTCTTTAATCGCCAATCCTTTTCGCTCATACCATCAGGGACTACATCACTGGTGATCAATCGATGTGCCTTTTCTTGTGCCTGTTCCCATATCGATGGGTTGTAATCAATAAGTTCAGAATAGATCTCGCTATTATTCTTATTGACTACGACAACTAGGGTTCGATTGACACCAAAGACCCCCATGTAAGAGTGGATCTGCCACTGGTATGTCTTACTCCAACCTTGATAATCCTGAAGCTTTACAAGTTCTTTGAATCGTTTATCGTTTGCGCTCTTGATCTCGAGCAAGACTATCTCTTCCAGGTTAGGTGGTATCTTTCTGACAAAGCCATCACAAGATCCAGCAAAGTGTCCGCCAAAGGCAGATGCCCTGTATTGCTTACCATCCTTATCGACTGGCGATACACCTATCACTTTGGTCGAAGTGAGGTAGTCAACCACTTGATCTTCGATGCGCTGCCCTAGATCAAACAACCTCAGCATTCTGCCTCCGAAGTCTGGCCTCAAGCACCAGTAAAAGTTCATCCAGATCTTACGCTCATCGTCATCGCCGATGATACTGAACCCCATGTGACCTCTGTTACGATCGTTCTGTTCGACGATGGCCTCGTCGATTCGTTCAAAAATTGACTCCAATGACATTCCAGTACTTACCCTCTTTCTTTAAGTTAACCTGTTTGATCTTGTCAAATACCCCAACCTCATTGATTAGCTTCACCGCTAGGTCAATGCTGTAAGGATACTTGTTTGAACCCGTCATCTTATTCCACTTGATCCGAGCCATATCTCCGGCCTTACCCTTCATGCCGATCATGAGCGCAGTGCTTTGAGGCCAGTAAACCCCATCGCATTGAAACTCTACGCTGAGATAATCGTTTCCATTCTTCGATGTCTTTTTCTTTGCTCTGACCGCAATCACATCCTCTGACCTATAGATGGGCTCGTTCTTCTCCGGCATCTCATCAGATAGGACGTAACCTTCTGCGGCAATGTCGCTGGCGGATACGGCTATATCTTTATTTTTTTCATCTAACGCAATAGCCTTGACAGGCTTGGGTGCATCGCATGCTTCGCAGTTATTATCCTCATGGTCATTAACATGCAAGCATTCATCACACACCCATATTAGACTGCCTTCTGGGGGAGGTAATCTTGATGGCCTAGCCTTATCAATACAGCCATGGCGATTCATGTTCTCACCGTAGTCAAGAAGCAAACAATCTTCTTTTCCAGGCCATGGGCGCATGCCTCTACCGCAGATCTGGACGTACAGACCAAGTGATTTCGTGGGCCTAAGTATCGCAATGCAGTCTGTTCTCGGAGCATCCCACCCTTCTGTGAGTACAGCTACGTTACACAAGGCGTTGATCTTGCCCTGTTCAAATTGCTTTAGGATGGCGTTTCTTTCATTCTTAGGAGTTTCAGCCGTGATAAATGCAGAAGTGATACCAGAACGGCGAAGCAACATGCACATCTTCTCTGCATGAAGCACACTCACACAGAAGAATACAGTGCTGGTCCTACCCTTTGAGTATGCTTTCTCAACCCAATCATCGATGATGTTTAGGATTGTCAAATCATCCATGGCAAGGACCTCAAGGTCTGACTCTCGATAGTCACCACCTTTAAACTTCAGTCTTGCTTTACTGGCGTCGATGACCGCTTCCTTGGCCACGGCGAATGCAGTTAACCTGCACAAGTACCCTTCTTCCATAAGCTCTGGGATGGTCACTGAGTGAGCTACACCATCGAAGAAATCACCATCATTACCGTAGATAAACCCTTGGTTCATGCGATAGGGCGTAGCCGTAACGCCGAGGATCTTTGGACAACCTATCTCTTCGAAGTGATTGATGATCTTTCTGTACCGGCTTTTCTTTTCTTTGCCTACATGGTGGGCTTCATCGATGATGATGTAGTCTACCGGCAAGGACTTATCTAACCTGGTTTGCGAGGCGAGCGTATCTCTACTCGCGATAATAATCGGCGCGGTGTTATTAAACTTCTTAAGACTAGCAGCGAGTACACCATATGGTGCATTCGGCCAAACGTTTAGCAGTTTCTCTTCTGCCTGAGAGATTAACTCTTGGCGATGGGCGAGGATAAGAAATCTCCTCGAGGGATCTTGCTTGTAAAGCGTCTGGATTAGTGTCGCGAATACAACTGTCTTACCCGCACCAGTCGGCAGGACTATAAGAGGGTTTGTAATCTTGTTATCTAACCAACAGGTAGCTTTATCTAAAGCTTTTTTCTGGTAGTTTCTAAGTTCCATCAGTGGACTATTCCTTCTCCTTGAACTTCATTGAGTGTATTAATTGCAACCTTTTCTTTGATTGACTGTATCGATGCATCTACGCTTTCAGGATCAGCAAAGGTATAAGCATGTATGAGAGAGAACGTGCTCATGACTTCTGACACAGCCTCAAGACTGTAGCCGCTATCTCTCATGATCTTTAACCATTCCTTTAAATGCTCGTAAGCATCGGACATTTCTTCGTTGTTGAATTGAATCTCAATCTGATCTACTTCATCCATGTATCTCTCCTAGTGAAAAGTTTTGTCGGGTCAAGCCTTTTCAAATACTTTTCACCCTTTTCAGGGTTCATTAATAAATAAATGCGCCCACTTTTGGTCGTCTGGTAGGGCGGCACCAGGTGCTTGCGATCGACCTATGCGGACCAGTTATTGGTCTGCACTTGTTGGGTTGGTGCAGGTTGAGCGGCGGGAGCGGCTTGCTGCTGCTGTTGGTGCGCTACGTTCTGCGGTGGCTTGAATGAAGTGATCCTCGCTTTGTCCTTGTACATTCCACCGTTGGGGTTAGGTCTGCCAGCTTCAATCTCAGTGATTACATTGAGCGGCTTCTGCATGGCAGAGTTGACCAGCGCAGTACCGAGAGGCTGATTTGTATCAACGCCAGTGGCGCCAATAAAGCTTTTCAATCGAGCCATACCTACCTTTGATTCGCCGGTAATGGTGAAGTTTTCCCATACATGCATGTTGGCATGTGTGGGCCCAAGCACCTTGAAGTCAAACGCGAGGTAAATGTTGCCAGCGTTTGAAGTCCTTTCTTCAAAGCTAACTGCCTCGACAGTCCACTCCCCCGCAGGGAGAGGGCCGCTATCCATGTTGGAGCCACCTGCTTCAACTGCACTCCAGTCAATACCTTGATCTAATATACCCATAATAATTCCTTATTGTTGTGGTGCCAGAGCGGCACCGTAGTGTTTTTCAAAAGACTTCCAATCAAATTCAATCTGATCAGGAAGAACTACCCTTGACTTGGCGTCATGGCTGGCGGCAAATTTAGTGAACAAAGCGCGGTTGCCATAGCTGACAGCGCGAGCCTTACTACCATCCTTCACCACCTCTACCTTGTAGTTTGCAAAAAAGTTGAAATCCACCCAATCTTTGATGAGCGCATTCACATTCTTGTGACACTTCATCTCCCATCGGTCATAAGATTCGTTCTTTGCATCGTTAAAAGGCTTGATGCCTACATGGCTGAGCAGAATGATGTTCATTCTTTTCTGCCGATGCAGGAAGTTCAAACCGTCTAACAGTTTGACCCAAAGTTCTCGGACCACGGTGTAACCTTTGCCGAATCCTGGAGAATCAATGCTGTCCCAACCATTGGCTTGACATGCATGAGCCTCAGCCTTCAATGCAGCGGCATCCGTGGTATCCAGAACCAAGGTCTGGAACTGATGGTCCTCGTTAGCCAGTGACATCAACTGGTCGAGGATATCTTTCCATTCATTAGCCAAGGGGAATCGAGCAACACCATCGATGAAGTTCAATCCATCCTCCGCCTGTATGAAGATTGCGTTAGGCGCACCTGCACCAAACGTTGATTTACCAATACCATCGGTGCCTTGGATATTCATCCTGACCGGCGGTAATGCTTCGTTGGGAACTGATTCCCGAGCCGTAGTTACTTGAGCTAGTAACGACATGCTATACCTCCTTTATTGCTTTGATTTTAGGGTCCCCGAGCTTGGTCGAAAGCGCAGCATGAATGCCTTCAACGAGCGGATGCTTTGGATTTTCCAAGGCAAACGTCTTGAACTTATTCAAGTTGACTTTGATTTCAGAAGGGGGGGTTACAAAGGAAGGCCAATCTTCAGTTGACGGATACATACTTAATGCATCTACCAATAGATCTTGATCCCAAACGTAGGTACGTTTGATCTCAAAAGTCACACCGTTCTCAGTGCGCTCTCCTCCCTGATTACGAAGTGGCGCTATAGCATCACTCGCAATTTTTGTGTCAAGCACTTCTCTTTCGAGACGCTTTATCTTACTATCGATCTCCGACTTAATTTTTTTAGCAGCGATCAACTCTTTTACGATACTCTCGTATTCCATCTACATCTCCTTTCTCTACTCTCCACGGACATCGTATTATTATCCTCACATAATATCAAGTCTTTTTATGTGGGAAATTATCATGTATGCTGTGGAGGCAAATACATAGGAGACCCAACGTGGATATCACAATCGAGAAAGGCGTCAGCGCCGGACCACCTAAGCGTGGCCCAGGCAGGTGGCAACGCATACTACTTAAGTTAGACATCGGAGATTCGTTCGTCATTGACGAAAGTAAAGATCCAAAGCAATCGCAGGTCAGAGCTATCAGACAATCAGCCAAGGGGCTTGGCTACCAGGTGGTCACTGCATTGGAAGGAACATCGAGGCGCATTGAAAGGATAGGCTAATGCATTTTTTCCAACAGAATTTCTGTGGAGAAAACATAGAGCCTGATATCAAGGGCGACTGGTTACACGAAATGTGGGAGCTTGGCTTCCATATCATTCCGTGTGGTTCTCCGGCAGAAATAATACCTCAGTACTTTCGCAGCCGTCATCCGTTCGATCCAGAAGATGCACTAAAAGCGAAGTGGGCGAAGACCCCGCGTGTGAAATGGACACACTATCAAACCATACAGCCAAGTCAGGCAGAGGTGGATAAGTGGCATGCCGATTACCCTCAAGCTAACTGGGCAGTCATTACCGGCATAAACTTTGCCGTGGTCGATGCAGACAGCGACGAGGCAGTGCAATGGATAGAGTCTGGTGGCATAACGCGAACGCCATTGAAGCAAGTCACGCCTCGAGGTGGGACGCATTACTTCTACGCGCTTGGGCCGAACGACATACGCAATAGCGTAGGAAAAAACAAGATTGACATTCGTGGCGATGGCGGGTATGTGATGATCGCGCCATCGGTCGGGTATCGTCTTGAATGCGAGCAGTCGTATGGCGTCACGGCGATGGATGAACTGCCATTGCTGACTGTCGATGACTTAGGAAGGATCAGTGGGTTCAACTCTGTCGATCCTAATACCGGCGAGATCCCATCGATCAGAGAGAAGCTAACAGAAGAACCGCAGGTCGAAGGCAGTCGCAACGACACCCTCGCACGGTTGGTCGGCAAGTGGATCAAAGAAGGTTGGGGTTTGCGTGAGGTGCTGATCAAAGCACAGGACTGGAATCAAACCTGTCAACCTCCGATGGACTTAGTCGAGACAACGAAGACAGTGATGTCTATCTGTCAAGGTCACATCAAGCGCAACCCAGACCTCGCTCAAAGCGGGATCAACGATTGGCATACGTCAACGTGGCAAACGGGATTGACCGAGGACCTGAAACAAATACAGGAACAGGAAGACCCAATTGATACCCCCGAAAAACCGGACAAAGGACCCCTTGGTTTAGTACCTTTCAATGCCCAAGAATGGCAGGAGATAAAGGACGATACCATTGAGCAGTACTGGGGTGATCGGTTTATTTTTGAGAACAGTCGGGTGCTGTTACTTGGTAAGCCTAAGATCGGTAAGTCCAATTGGCTGGGCGCGTTCGCTGCGGGAGCAACGACCGGCACAGATTTCATGGGCGTCCCGTTCAACAAACCATTGAAGGTGATGTGGTTCCAGGCTGAGATCATTGCAGAGTTCTTGAAGCAACGGGTAGAGATG